CCAAAATTCAAGCCATACAACAAGGGAGCGCATACGCTCGGCAAAGGTCTCACTATCACCAAGAAGCCACATCATAGCCTTCTTAGCCTGTCTGCCAAGCCAAACCATTACTTCTCCAATCTTACGGACAGTCCAGCTCATAACAATGCCTACTCCCTCACCATACTGCCTAAGCATTTTCATGTTCTGAGAGAGCACACCATCCTTGCCGAATTTATCCGCAATCATATTGAATACCCGTGCGACGGAGCCATAAAGACTATTCGGGTCATTTGGTTTTCCAATAATCGACTGCAAGAACGATGTCATTACGGCCTTAAGCCTACGCACACCGTCCTCAATCGTTACAAAATCGTTCTTGATAGCAGACATAAGACCTTTATGATTCCGTAGGAAATTCATCACCGCACCTTGCATCATGCGTGTGTTTCCTTGGAATTTAGCAAAGGCTTTTGTAGCGCGTTGTGTCATTAAGCCGGCATCAACAAGGCCCTGCAAGTTACCCTGCACAGCGTTTGCAATCATGCCTGAGAACTGGTCGAAACTCTTACCCGTAGCATGAGCAGCCTTTTCAATCCAGTCCATATTCTTCTTGACATCAACACCCGCAGCCATAAGCTGATTCATTCCACTCATCTGGTCACGAACATCAAAACGAGACATACCCGTAATGAGTCTGTCCTGTGCCTGCTGCATAGCTTTCATGGTAGAGAGCATACCACCAAAGCGCAAAGTATTCTCCCTAAGAGTATCTACGTATTCGGTAGCCGTAGTCTTTAGGGCATAATAAGCAGAAGCCAACGAAAGGGTCACGCCTGTTAAACGTGCGACCTTGTTGACTGTACTTTGCGCAATTGCTATGCCAAAGTCGTATGTAAATTGGGCATTGTCACCCCTCGTTGCTCTTCTTGCCATATACTATTTTTTGTTTTGGGCTTCTTTAGCCTGTTTCTGTTCTTCTTCGATAAGTTTCATTTCCATCTTGAAAATCTTATCGCGTTCCTCAGCGTCCATCAACATTACCGTCGAATAAGATTGGTGGAGACGCTTCATAAAGACGTACAACTTTGACGTTAAATCGTATTCTCCGAACTCATCCTCAGACTCTGCAATTTGTCTTGGGAGAAAGAGAATACCCTTTGGTGCTGCCCAAAGACAGAACATTGGGTATTCCCTGTATAGTAGTCGAATCTCGTCCGACTTGAACGTCATTCCGAGAAAAAATTGCTGGCCTCCATTGTCATGGGAATCTCACGCTGCTCATCGCAACCGCAAGGCTCGTAGTAGGCAAATGGGAGAGTCGGCAAATACTCGATTAATGCTGTGCGTATATCTCGCAGGTCTTTCTGCATCAAATATTCATTAAAGATTTTCAGTCCGTACCATGTATGGAACTCTTTGGGAAGAGTATCGACAACCTCGTCATTCTCCACACGCTCAATAGAGAGCAGACAGTCCATAGCAATTCTACGCCAGAAGCCTATGCTATCAGAAAAATATTTCTCCTGACGAATTGCATCCTGTAAGGTGGGGATGCGGAACACAAAACGATTATACACCGTATCAGTAATTCCGGCAAACTCAGCCTTGTCTGTCAGCTTGGGGATAACGGGCGGTTCAAAACCATCCTTCAAGTCCACCACGATAGTATCGTAATCAGTAATGGTCTCCATCATTTCCTTGGTCTCTGGGAGATAGTCAATCTTGTCAAGGTCAATGTCCGCAATTAACTTACGGCCACAATACTTGCAGATGATTTCCTGCTTTGGAATGAATGACACCCATACACGGCGATGAATTTCCACAAGCAGTGTGTTTATCTCCGCAATTGGGAGAGCCAGCACTGCCTGTGGTATAGTTACTGCGCCATCTTCGAGATACTTCTTACGAACCTCTGCACCGATCTGAATAGGCCCGATACTCTTTACGGCAGCAGATACAATGTTTCCCTGCCAAGTAAAAGGCTTTTCAGCGAGCTTCTTAGTGAAAATCTTCTCAGCAACACCATTTGTCTTGAGCAATTCTACGTCCTTGTGAACTTCACCGTTGATTCTGAGACCTACGGGCAATTCAAAATTTAATCCTTCCATGATTCGATTTGATGTTTGTTAATGATTATTGATTAAGAACCTGCGGGCAGAATAGTCCAACCATCGCAGTGAGCAGTGTAGGACACCGTGAATTTGTCCTGACCGCCTACGTCCATTGTAGGATAGTTTGCTGCACTAATAGAGAATCCCTCGAAGAGAATCGAGAATACCTCAGAACCATGATGCAGCTTAATAGCGGTAACAGGAAGTTTAACTCCTGTCTCAATCATCGTGGTTACGAGGGCCTCCATTGCACGGTCGGCAGCACTTCCGTTATACGGACGTGTCAAAGTCATGTCGCTGTAGTCAACGAGCTGGTCTGTGAACTTGTACTTGTGGTTTGTACCGGCATCTACGACCTCAACGGTTCCAACAGACTTTCCTACACCTTCAAGGGTCTCAAAAAGACCGTCAGTATTGATACCCGGAACGGGAATGTCGAGATACCAACCATTAGTTACATACACATCCTGTGGTTTCTGTGGTCTTGCCATAATCTTATGCTTCTGTTATGTTCAACACTCCATCGTTTCTCTGCAAAGAGAGTCGGATGCTTTCAACACACTCAGTAGGAATCCACAATACGTCAACGTTAATCAGCTTGCGGTCTTGACCGATAGGATTGTTACTCTGGTCGCAGATACCCTGATAAGCGGTATCAAATGGTACACTACGCTCCAAAGCACCATTGCTGTACTCGTTTCTAAAGTAACGATTCAGCTCCTTCAATGCACGATTCTTCAGCTCTGGGGTGTTACCCTTCTGCTCCATGAAGCGCATCAGAACATAGAGAGCGCGTACATAGTAAGAAGTCTGCAAGCGAATGTGGATGCTACAATACAAATCATTCGTAGAGTAAGTACGACTACTACCTACATAGTAGCCTACGTTCTCAATGTACTGAATGATATTGCAAGAGAACTGCTGTACGCACTTATTGATAGTGGCCTGAGACAGTCTTGCAGGAATCACCTCAGTTACATTCGTAAAGAGAGAATCTTCGCCGCCGGGTGGAATATGGATGAAGTCACCCTGCACATACGGAGTGCGGAGGTAAGCTGCACCGAGGACAGGACCGATAATTGGGAGCAACTGCTCGTTACCCTCTTCATCGGGAACCTTACCCCAACCCATGTAAGCACCTGCAAGGAAAGAACGCTGATTGGTTTGCAGCTCAAGAGCATACAACTCAGCAGTTCCCTCGTCTGCATTAAGCGGGAGATTGATAACACCGATAGGATTCTGCCACTCATTGAGGAAAGCATTGAGTTGCTTTGCCATTGTAAGAGAGTGATACTCTGTAACGGCAAGAATCTGAACATCGTAACCCTCGAAACAAGCAAGACCCTGTGGGGTAGCACCTGTCTTAACTGGATAGAAGTCAGACTCAACAACTGTTCCCTCTGCACCATTGGCAAGAGTAACCTGATAAACCGTATCAACGCGCTTTTTAGCAGCGCCCGAAACGGCCACCATTGCACGGCTTGTGAGAGTGAGGTGAGTTGCATCGGTAATCTTAGCAACTGTACCTACCTGATGTCCATCATTGTCGAACAGAACATTTCCTACTGCAAGGTCGGTAGTGAAAGCAGTTCCTGCACCTGTGACCTCATTGCTTGATGTAGAAGCGGTGATAGTACCCGTAATAGCAGCATACGTGAGTTTCGTGATTTCTCCTGAGAACTCAATCGTAATGTACTTGCTAACCTTATTCACGGCAACCTGAATCTCTGAGAGAGTACCGTAGTTGTACGTCTCAACATTACGACCGTAAGTAACCGTAAGAGTAAACATGTCTTTTACGAGCGAGCTGTACGAATACAACTTAACAACGATGCCGTTTGCCCAAGTACCGGGGTCATCAGAACCCTTGTAGCCTGCCCTCACGGACATAGTTGTGTCGTTACCAGTCGCAACTGTTCCCGTAGCAACAACTGCACCCGTTCCGACTACACGAGCCAGATACAAGGTAACTTTGGCGTCTCCGGCTTCCTTGAAGATGCTTCGTACAATACCAGGCCCGTAGAAATTTGAACTCTGCCCACCGAAAATAACATTAAAATCCTCAAGGTTAGTTATCTTGATAGGTGTTAGGGCTGCACCTCTGATAAACTGACCCAGCAATCCAATGTTTCTCTTTGACGGACTTTTGTAGCCTGATGCACCATTGGCGACACCTTCTACAATAGATAATCCAACGTTTGCCATTTGATTGTTTAATTTTGATTATTAATTATTTACTTAGCAGAACTCCGAGGACAATGCCTAAGAGTGTACCACCGACTCCTACACCGATAGATTTCATTCTGCTTTTCTTCTTCTCACGTTTAAGCGACTCCTCATAAAAGGCAGTCTGAGTATTGAATTTCTGCTCCTGCAAGTTAATTATTCCCTGCTGAGACAGAACACTCTTCTTATAGTAGTTGAGCATACTATCAGAAACAGCTAAATCCACCTGAGTGAGACGATATGCCTCTTTCAGATGAACGTAGTCGTTTAAGGCGCGATTTACCTTAACGAGCTGTGCATTTGTTATTGCTACAACGGTGTCATTCTGAAACAGAATCTTCGCTGGATAGGAAGTCTGTGAGAAACCTGAGATTGTAATCCCAATCACCATTAGCAAGACGAGCGTCAATTTTCTCATTGTCCTTGAATATTATTTTAATTTCCTTACGTATGCTGTCACGTTCCAAATCAAGTTTCGCAATTTCCTTCTCGTATTGGAGTAAGTCTCCCCTAAGAGTAGAAATGCTGTCGTTTAATGACATAAGAGTATGCTGGTACTCTTCATAGTACCTTTTCCGTTCCTGCACATCATAGTATAATGCACCGATAAGAACGGCAATGATTCCTATTATAAGGAAACCTATTAGCATTTTACTCTTCTTTGTCATATCACTTACTAAAATAGTTGTCTATACCTACGATTGCTTTTACCAAAGATGCCTCTAAGCGGGAGTTAAACTCCACGTCCTTGAGACGCTCAACATCAGCCATATTGTCTTGAAACAACCACTCAATCAGACAGGCCATGTAATCAGAACCTGTCAAGACGGTGAAGTTCTCTTCAAAATCACCATCGAGTTCACCAACGGAATACCTACGAATCCGTAGTTCTGGGAAATCCTTACTGAATTGGTCGAGAAGTATCTTCGCGCACCTGTCAGATTTGGTAATTCCCTTTGTGGTATAAATAGCAACGCCACTTGCATCGTGCCACTTGCCGTCCTTACCTTTTGCATTATTATGTAATGAGAGCAAGAATTTTCTCTGCCCTCTACGAATCTGGTTAGCGTAGTTCTTTCTACGTGTCAAACCCGGCTCATTTTGAGAGGTAGTGGTTTCATAAACCTCAAATCCCTCGTGCATGAGTAGGGCCTTTAGATTTGCAACGCGCTGTCTGCTCCACCTGTATTCCTTATGAGTACCATCGGGAGAGCATTTACCGAGAACATCGGCTCCGTGCGCTGGGTCAAGTATTACAATCAACTTTCTCATACTCCGAAGATAAGTTTAAGATAGGGAATTATATCTGAGCTGATAAACCCAGCGAGCAACGCTGCAATGCCAAGAACCATAAGCAAAGAGAATCGTGGGTACTTCATAAAGAACGAAAGTTTCTCAAAGGATTCTCTATTCTTATATACCGGGCACTCTCTTCCTTCCTGTTGTTTCTCTTCAAGTAACTGAGTTACCTTGTCGAGCTTAACATTCGTATCACGCAGGCTCTTTTGTAGCTCCTCCTGATGTTCGGCAAGTGAAGAGCATCTTGTCTCCACAAGTTCAGCAAGCAGCAGGAGTTTCTTATCCTGTGGGTCATTCTTATCGCACATGAGAGTAAGCGTCTTTACAATTTCACTGTTGTTCATTGGTCTTCCCATTCTTTTTCGTCCATCCAAACTCCGTTATCATTCCAGCTACCTCCATCAAGAATCCAATCAGCCCCTTCTATATCGGGAAATCTCGGATAAACTTTCAGAAGGCCCTGTTCTACCTCAGACATAAGAGTTCTCGCAAGGCTTTCGGTAGTAATGAAATACTCCGTAGGAGCAAGAACCTTAATAGTGCCTTGAAAGGGCACCTCAAGACGGAAGTCAACGGCTGACGCTACAACATATTGGTTATCCGTAGTCTCAATAGAACTAAAAGTAGTCTTGAACTGATAAGAACTTGAACCACTTAATGCAACGTGTAAATCGCGAGGAGTGAAGATATTTACTACTCCACCCTCAGCTACTACTCTTGCAATATTGTCCGCATAGCCCTCTTCAAGAATAAGTGTATCCTTGAGAAACCTCGCGAACTCAGCTTCCTGAGACGGCTGGTACAAACTTACTATGGTGTAGCCAACTCGCATTACTTCACGTACAGACCAATTCCGTTAGGCACATTGAAGTCAATAGGAACCTCAACCGTGCTCTTTGGTGGGAACACTACAACCGCGCCATTGATAAGAAGCTCAATCTTACCGTTGCCTCGATTGCGAACCATCTTAGTTTTTACCTCTTCTGAGGGAGTAGCAACCTGTTGCTCCTTTCCCTCTTGCTCTTTTTTATTTGCCATAATTGTATATTTGTTGCGGCAAAGATACCAATTTTATTTTAAAATTCCAAAAATTTTATGAGAAATTAGTCATCGGGACTATCTTTCCATTCAGATTCATCATCCCAAATCTCGTTATCATCCCAAATTGCATCTTCGAGAATCCAAACATCATCGACCTGAGTAAGAATGATTTCGCGCTTCTGACCGTCCTTGTCAGTAACAACGCCTCGGATATAGATAATACCACCCGATGTATTAGAGTAGCTTACTTCTGCATAACCACCTTCGGGCAAAGTAAACGACGGATTAGAACCTTCTGGAGTATGATAATCTCCATCGAAAGTAACTGTATAGTCCGCCTTTCCTTTGTTGACGTATTTGACAATGATAACCTTTCCCTCGGCTGGGTATTCCTGAACAGCAGTATCTCCGTAAATAGGAACGACCTTGGTATCATCCTCATAGGATTCAAGGGCCTCATTATTAACAAGCACCTTATCATTTCGCTCCATTCTGATAACAATCTGCTGTACCAATGTAACCTCTTCTGGCTTTCTTGGATAGAGCCATACGGAACAAGTAAACTCATAGTTAGTCTCAAACACTCCATCGACACGAGGAACATCTGTGGCCCTAACACTATAAGGAACAATATCTCCAACCGCCTCCTCTCCTGAGAAGTATTGATTGAATATGAACCTCTTACCATAAGCAAAGTTACGCATGAAGAAATCCTGCATCGCAATGTACTCATTATAAGATTTACTAACGATGCTGACATCATAGCGGAACTCCATCCATATTGGCCTAAAAAAAAGATACCCTTTCAAGCCATCAAGTGTCTTGCCACCAAAATAAGCGTGCATATCAATGTACCACTCTTCTTTCGGTGTTGGAACATAATCCTGAATAGCTATGCAAGGATAGATCTGTTGCTCCTGTTCCTCCGTGTAATCAAAGCTGGACTTCTTAGCATAACGACATAGAATCGTCTTTTCCTCATTACCAATGGGAATTGAAAGCCCGAAAAACTTGCGGAAGAACTGCTCGTTTACTTGTCTGATGGATGTAAGCATACTACTTCTTATAGTTTACGTTGAACTTCTTCAATAGCCACTTAATTGCGTAGTCGTATATAAACAACGCCGCAAAATAAGAAGATAGCAAGGTCTCTTTAGGAATGTCTGTCACGGCAACAAACACCCAAAAAGCAACTAAACCCACCACTACCGTAGTGAGCTTTTTCACCCAGGAATTAATTGCCATGCTACCATTGAAACTCTCAAGAACCTTGATAGCAAAGTATGAGGCTAAGATTATTGTGAAGATGAACTCCACCGAAAAAGCCTCAACGAACCTCGTAAATATATGCTCCATCATAGATATTTCTTATATTGATAACCGTTTTTACGTAAGAACTTATCAAGAATCTTCTCCACCTTGTTCAATTCCTTATCCTTGTCAAAGTGCTCTTTCACCTTACGTTTATGTTCAGCAACCTTGTCGCCAAGTGTTTTCTTCATATTGTAGAGACCATCTTCAAATGCTCCTTGGAAAGTATGAAGTCTCTTGGTTATGGGCTCCCCATAAGGAGAACGATTCTTGAGTGTCTCAAATTCTGTACCCGAAGAGGGGTTATTCACCTTCTTGGATTTGTTCTTACCGCCTGCCTTGCGAGTATAGTTCCTAACTACAACACGTCTCCCACCGCGAGTTCTCCTCGAATGGGATTTGATTGAAACCTTCTTACCTCGTGTGGCAAGTGTCTCAGTTGGTTTTACTCTTTTTTGTTTCTTCATTTCTTAGGGAATTTTTGTGTAGCTAAAAACTCTTCAACTCTCTCGTGGGCGGTTTCACGAAACTCCTCAAAGGTATTTCTCCATACGGGTCTTGCAGGGATTCCTTTATCCTTTGTACCATACTCCTGAACAATAGCAAGCTCAAGATTAGATAGTGGACTATCGGAACGTGGAGTATCATCGACTGAAACCGTAGTTTCCTCACGATAAATGGCATCTACCATTTCATGCGTATCAATAAGTGGAGTATCACTCTTTTTCTTGAGAATAGTAGAGGGCGCGTTTTGATACCCAAACTTATTTTGCTCGATATTGTCAATGACCTCTTCCTTAAACTCCTCAGCAATGTCTTCTCCGAGTCTTTGCACATCTGCTTGAAAGTCCTTCACATTAGGAACCTTAAAACCCGGAGGAGGTTTTAGTCGAGATTTCGGCATCCTCATTCGGGCAACCTTGGCAACAATAGGAAGAAGTTTCATTAGCACTCATTATTCTGATAGAACTCGTAAATATCCCTATACCAACTCTTGACATTGTTATGAGGAAACTTGCCGACCTGTTCATAGGCGGCTTTTACCTCGTCTTGCTCACGAAAGTGCTTCGGAGATTTATGTCTGGGTATTACGGATTTACTCATTTCTGATGTGATTTAAGAACGGATTTCTTTTTACCAAGTTGTTTCATCGCAATGGCATAGGCCATATTACGATTAACTTTCTTGCCTGCCTTTTTCATGGAACCCATAATCTTGGCAGCTCTTTCATGGAAAGCGACCTTGTGGATTCCCTTACCCTTTGGTGGTTCAACTCCAGCGTCATCGTAGGCCTTATTGACCCTATTGATGCGGGATGCAGAGAACTTCTTCTCAAATTCACACCCGTCACCAAAACGTCTGGAACCTTCCATACCACGCCAGTAGGTCACAGTCTTTCCAGACCTACAATGCCTTGTTACCTTATGACGTTTCATTACTCAGAGCGCTCTTTTAGTTCCTTCTTTGCTTTACGGGCAAATGCCTTGCCCCACTTTCCTTTGACACCCTTCTTCAAGTCAGTAGTAGAACATTTCGAGGTATCACAAGCGTTCACCTGCTTTTGGGTGAACTCTTCGCCTGCTCCCTTCTTCATCTTCTTACCGCCCTTACGGGTATGCTCCTTAACAACGGAAACCTTGTTCTTTCCTTTACGTTTGTGGGTCTTAACTTTTGTAGTCATAAATCTTTGATTTAAAGGGTTAAATTTTCATTTGTGGGCAAATATACATAAAAGCAAAATTTTGCAGGCAGAAGGGCAGAAAATAGGCAAATTTAGGGTTATTTTTGTAACAATAACAAACACCAAACAAACACCCGAAAAAAGGTTATCCTCCACGAAGAGAATCCTTCACGAATATTTGGATGCCCACGCAACTGCCATACTCTCTAAATTCCTCTAAGTAAACCACCTTGTTTATTACCTGAACTCTACCCTCAAAATGCACCTTGGTACGATTCCAATCAAGATGATAGTCACCGAACTTTGGCACAAGCTGCTTAGGTGAAAGATACACTACACCATTAACCTCCTTGGGTAATCCGTACTTCTCACGTTCCCTGTCAGAAATCTCTTTCTCATATAAGGCCCGAAATTCATACAGCTTAGATTCCCTTGGAGAGTCTCCGACAAAAGCATCCATAGAGAACTCATCCGATGGAGTAGGATTCTTCACCGTAGTAATCTCAAGCTGTACCTTGTAAGGTGTCGCAATGACGTGCTTGTAGAATGAGTTCTGATAGGATAAAAATTTTGCCTTTGTAACGAGCATACCTTATGGGGTCTTTGACAAGATGCCTCGTGATAGAGGCGATAACGTAAATGGATATGAATCGTAGTATGAACGGAAGTCGAGTTCTCTCTGTAATTCGATATACCCAGGAATAACATTGTCCTTGCGGAGTGAGTAATCCCCGAACATTTCTTCCAACTGCTCACGAATCCACAACTGCAAGCGATACCAAAATGAGTACCTGTCACCGAGTACGTTCTCAGAACCAACACGGCTAAAGTCCTCATAGAAGTAACCCTTGGTTGGGTCTTCCGTAATTGTAAACACTGAACCGATCTGAGTTGTAGTCGTTGTGCCTGTGCTATCAGATAAGTCGGAGCCGGTATAGTCAGAGCCATCAGTAAATGACTGCCCGATAGAACCTGCTGCGATTTCAAACAAACGTCTGCGTCCTACAAGTTGGTAGGACACCCAGAGGGCCATGTGCCTTTCACTTGGACGTATCAGCTTTCCTACGAGTTCGTCGGTTATTTCTGCATTGGGAATATCCAATACGCGCCAATAATACCACTGAATCCACTTTATGATTTCGTCATCGGAGAAAAAGTAACGTCTGAAAAGTGTAAGATTTGTAGTAAGCTCTACATTGGCAATCTGAATGAGACTTGACGTTGGTTCCTCTCCTCGGAAATACGGAGTATATGATAATACAATATTATTAGCTATCAATGCTTCGAGCAGACTTTCCATGTTAGGATAATCGTGGAAAGCCAATGATACAATCGTTTCGTCGGTGTTTTCTCCTGTGGTGGCATCGGTTGTTCTTCTATACATATAGAATCTTCCCTTCACCACCTCTTCATCCTCCACCTCTGGAGTATAGGACTTGTCAATAGTCACGAACACGCCCTCACCCATTTCCTTTAGAGCGAAAGCGGGAACAATGAAGCGGTCGAAAGTTATCTCCCGAACCGCTGTCATTATTTCATTCAAAGTTACCTCTTGAGCCATACTTAAATACGATACGCTTTACGAGCGTTTACGAGAATGGCTGCAACATCAGCAGGAACCTGAGCGTCCTTATTCTCAGCAATCACGTAAGGAATGCCTGCAATAATGGCGTCAACATCCGCAGTAGTGTGAATCTTAACCTTCTTAACACCCTCGGCTACCTCGGCCTTTTTGGGCTGCTTGTTAGCCTTAGCCGGCTGCTCTTCTGGTGCTTCCTCACCACCGTTTGCTGGCTGCTGTGTACCTTCCTGTGTTCCATCGGCTACCTCGGCTTCCTGAGCCTGTACCTTTGCTTCTTCAACTTCTTTCTTTGCCATAATTGTTACTTTTTAATAGATGAATAAAATAGAGAGTGGGGCTTGGAGAAATTCCCCTTGCCCCTTATCTGGTTTTACGCAGTGAGCGCCTTAACAATGTTGGCTCCCTCAATGATGCCGGTTCCCCAGATACCATACCAACCAAGGGTATGCTTACGTCCGAGTTCTACAACACCATCGTCACGCAGCTCAACGTCAAGGGCGATACCCCAACCATAAGCATTGTCGCCGAAGAATACAGCCTCGTATGCCTCAGTAATTGTGGCACCTGCACCATACTTAGCAGCAATCTGAGCGGCGTTCAGTTTAGGCATCTGAGTGGTCTCAATGAAGATACAGCCCTCATACATACCAACCTCACCGATGTAGAGCTGACGACGACCCATGTAGGTATTGGCGTTAATCCAGTTACTATCATCACGAAGCTGACGGAGCTGGTGTGGATGAGCGATACATACGTAGTAGTCTCCATTGATACGAGGAGCATTATGTGTAGCCAGAGTCTCAACTGCATCCTTAACGGTCTTAGTGTTAAATACAGACGATGCACTCATAGCGGCAAGATTTGCGGCTCCATTACCGTAAACGACATTGGTGGTCTGGAGTACACAATCACGGAACTGTCCATCGAGCACAACTGCCATGTTATTAGCGAGCAGCTTAGAAGCGTCACCAAGGACATCCAGCAATGAAGTGCGCAGCAGATATTCTGTTACCTGAATAGAATTAGCCTGTTCCTTAACGGGGATAACAATCTCAGAAGTGGTCATTCCTTCGGGAGTAAGTACATCACTCTCCTCCAACTGACCGCCTCCTGTAAGGTTGCCATACTTAACAAATACTATAGACTTTCCTCTTACCGCCTGCAAATCACGTTTCACCTTAGCGAACTGTGCGAAGCGCAAACGAGGCTGTGCCTGGAACAGCACCTCACGAGAATAGAAATCACGAACTGCCTGTGGAATCGACACGTAACCACCTTCACTTACTCCAGCGGAAGTTGTATCACCAAAGAACAGTCCTGTTGCGAGTACAAGAATACCTACGCAAAAAGATAAAATAAATGTAATCATTGTTCTTTTAAATTTTGTTGTTAATTACTCGAAATTACAATGTGCCGCCATTTCCGTACATAGCTTCGAGCTGTTGCTTCAGAGCATCACGTTTCTGTGCGAACTCAGACATCGGCATCGTCTTTGTAGCGGTAGGCTCCTGAGAAGCGTCTGCGGCTGGACGATGTGGTGCGGGCGGTGCTGCTGGGGCTTGCTGCTGACCATTCGGTGTAGGAGACTTAGCTGGTTCAGCTTGGAAGCCGGGCTGCTGTGCCTGCTTTTGAATGTTGGGGTCGCCACTATAAGGTTTCTGCTCGTTACCCGGAGAGGGGTAAGCAGCTCTCAGACGGATTGACTCCTTGAGGGCGGCATCGAGTTCCTCCTTAGTGTTGCCCTTAACAAGTTCTGGAATACAAGTGGCGGCGTTCTCAGTGATGAGTTTCTCACGATAAGCATTGATTTCATCCTCTTGCGTCTTTTTGGTTGCATCAAGGACAGGACGGACAACTTCTTCTACTGTGGACTTCAAGGATTCTTTCAAATCCTCCTTAGTCACGAAGGAGTCCTTGAGCGACTCAACAAGGGCCTTGATGTCGAACTGCTGTTTCTGCTCGTCTTCTGTCACATGAACGCCACTCAAATCCTTGATTTGCGCTTTCAGCGACTCAAACTGAGAGTACAGCTTGGACTTCTCGACCTTAGACACGTCCTGAATGAACTTCTGCAATTCGGGAGTTTCACTCACTAAGTAAGTAACACCGTTGATTGTGACACTTTCTGGAATACTGATTGTGTTCTGCTTTGATTCTGGCATAATCTTTTCTACGATTAAAAGTTACTACAATGTTTGATTTGTTACTTGATGATACCCTTACGAAGAGTTTCTGAACCACTACCCTTGATAGTAGCCTGAGTCATCTGCTCGCGGGTCACGAGAGGTGACGCTGGAGTACCCGGATTAACGAACTTGTCATCAACGAGTTTCTCCGTTCCCTGACCTACATCGTGCAGGGCTTCGGGATTCTGTTTGCCTAATTCCATAACAGTTTCTTTTTAAACGTTTAACTTAAAATGTATCTGATAGCGATGCAAAAATAGAATAAATTTCTTAAATCTCCAAAAATTTTTCAGAAAATTATAACTTTAGACCTCATTTTAGTCCTCATTTGGTGTTTCTTCCTCCTCGGAGTTGTTATTTTCTTCGAGATTACCATTTTCTTCTGCCGGTGAAGATTCACCTCCATTCTCATTAGGTAAACCCGCACTAAGGGCGATTTTTTGTATCTGCATCTGAACGATTGCCTGTTGCATTGCATCAGCATCAATTTCCTCCATAAGTTCTGGAACATTCTGCTTACCAATACGCTCCATAATCTCACGGCGGGAACCAAGTTTCATCTGCAATTCAAGCTGTGCGCGTTGCAATTCATCCATCTTATCCTTGGGGAATCCATACGCAAACACCGGCTCAATAAGCATAGAGTCTATAAAGTCTGGAATGGCTTTCTCTATTGCATTGAGACGAATATTGCTGGGGTCTTCAATCAAAAGCATCTGGAAAATCATTGAGTTTATCGCCGAAATTCCCTCACCATAAGTCATGGCCTTCAAATCAGCCTGTTGCTTTAATGGGTGGTAAGTAATCTGCAAAGCGGCAGCAGAAGTGTTACTGATTGCCTGAATTTTACCAAGGGCGTTTTCTGGAACATCAGAAAGCTCGTGCATAGCAGTCTTCAAGTCCTTTACGTAATTGATAGTCGCAGACAAATCAACATCGAGGCCCAAGTTAAATACGTTAGCTTCAGCAGGGAGACCCGACCAAATCTGACCAAGACCCTTCTTCAGTGACTTAGCAGATGCACCTGTTATTACCGTTGTAGGAGTAACATGGTAGTCGATGATGGCTTTCAACTGCTGCATCATTTCATTATACACCTTATTTATTTTAAGGATGTCGTTGGCATCTGACTTACCATAATAGCCAGCAGAATTTGGACGGTTCTTAATATGAACAACTGGAATGAAACCATACTTGTTCTTATACTCCTTACGTTCATACTTAGTAACACGATTCTCCTCAATAGACACGTCTTTCTGATACCACGTCTCTACCGTATTATTAGTCCATCTTTGTACGAACAAACGATACTCCTTGTCATTGGCATGACCATCGAGAGGCTGACGTACAAGGAAAGCTCTACGCTTGGTGTAGTCACCATTCTCGAACTCCTCAAAACACTGACGACTGTCAAATACCGAAATCTTACAGTACTTGCCCTTCTCTTCCCAATGGAGACCAATCCAGCAGTCACCTGTAATAGAACCCATCTGGAGAATCTCATAAGCAAGTTGTAGCTTGTTTGATTTTCCCCAATGGTACATCATCAGTTCCTCTGCGGCTTTTTCAACCTCCTTGTCAACCTGCGTTGTATAGAAACTCTTCACATGGAAAGTAAATGCCTCGTCACCCAAAAGGAACATAGACACCTTATCTATAAACGCGCGCACGTAATTAAAGGACAAAAGACCATCATTGAAGTCCTTGTAGTGCATACCATCGTAGAACTTCCAATACAAGTAGTACTTCGTGATTCGGTCCAACTCCCATTGGTTATCCTGTACGATATTCTGCAACACAAAAGAGCGTAGAACATTCGTAGCCTCACTAAGAGGACGACTGTCCACGTTCCAATGGTTTGAACCCGGATAACCATTATAACTTCCAACTCCTGTGGGGTTCATCCCACCTACTCCAATTCCCATAGTTACCTTTCGTAATTAAATTGCCAGCCTCCATTTGTGAAAGTAAAATGTGCAACATTCCCACTTCCGTATTTGTAGGTGGCGGTTATTTTACCTGACTTATTATGATGTATCTTAATCTTCCGTAGAGAATGGTCTGGATGCAACGCCTTAAAAGAACGCTTGAGTAGTTCATCACCAAAACCGTTCCGAGAGTTCATTGCAGCCTTAGCCCTTTCACCCTTCGAGGTCAAATGGCGGGTATGCCTCCGAACTCTGGAACGTTTTCTCTTATGCTCTTTTACTACGCAGTCCATACATTACTTTTTCTTAATCTTGGGTGTCCCAAAATTCTTACCTGCCCCCATGCCTAACTTAGTAACAGGAACTGAAACATTTCCGTCGGGGGAAATCCAAGAGTAATTGCCATTACGTTTCTCCTGCTTAGTCCATCCGTTTCTCTTAAACCAAGGGTCGTTCTTAAACATTGCCTTTTTAGCAACCCCTTTAAGATACTCGTGGTCTTTCCGTTCCACTTCCTTTTTTGCAGCATCCCTCTTTGGGTCTTTAAGACCCTCCATAGAAGCTCTGGCTCTTTTAGCATCCCCAAGCTCAGATAAAATCTTCTTGTCAGCGGTGGCCTTACTTACAAGGTCAATATACGTGTTAGAACCGTCACCCTCGTACTTCTTACGGATAGCCTTGGCTCCATCCTTACCATAAAGTTTCTCAAGGTGGGCTTTAGCCTTTTTATCAGCCTTCTTATATCCTGCACCACCATCCATCCAGTCATTCCACTCCTGCTGGGTCATACCAAGATGCTTTGGTGCTTTACCATATTCAGAAGAATCTACATTTGTTTCCTTACCTTTAGAGACTTCCCAATACTTGCCACCTTTTCCTTGTGCCTTCTTGAAAGAGTAACCAACTGCCTCCAAAGATTTCGCATAAGGATGCTTCCTGTCAGTAAAGTCAGTCCATGTATCATCGTACATCCAGCCTTTCTCAGAATCCTTGAGGGCCAAAGTTACGCTACCATCCTTACGCTGAACCCAAGCAGCCTCGGTATTGCCAAGTTCACGGTCTTGTTTATTGGTCTTCTGAACAGCAAGAACCTTAAAGGTCTCCTTTTTACCTTTTCCTAAACTTGTGGAGTTTCCCATTTGGATAGAACTCCCGACCTTTAAAGATTCCTCTTTTGGGACTTTAGTTTCTTTTGCAGGAGTAACTGATTTCTTGCCGTCACCCGCAGAGAGTTTTTCGCTGAGACCCTTAAAAGCCTTATTGTGACCACGAGAAGAATAACTATCAGTAAGCTCGTCAAAATACTTATTATAGGCCTTAGTACCCATCTGCTTCTTGAGGGCCTTTTCTACCTTCAATGCAGATTTATTCTTTGGGTCTGCATCTTGGTCCCAATGATACCATGCCTTATACTCGTCAGCAGTAAAACCATAATCGGGAGCATCCTCAACTGGCTTCTCTACTTTTACTTTCTCAGGCTTAACCTTCTTTTTGAGGTTCTCCAGTTCATCACCTGCGCCTTTCTTCTTGGCGGCTTCTTTCAATGCCTCGGCAGCGTCATACTTTGCAGTATGCTGCTTTACCGTGACCACCTTACCCGTCTTAGTGTGACGTTGGTAGGTTCTGATAGTTTTTTCTTTTTTCATTTCTACGTAGAATTATATTAGAACTAATAAGAATTTCGGCGCATTGCCCTGATTGTATCAGTTATGCCTCCGTATAGTGGATTGTCTGTTACCTCCATTTCCTCCTCAACCTGCTGGTCTTCATTTGCAGCAAGACACATAAGCGCGCAGTTTCCCGTAACGGAAATTTTGCCATTATAACGAATAACAATATATCCTGTCGGAACAGTGACACACCATATCCTATCGTCATACGGAACGAGGTCGAAACCTCTTACACGCTTATATCCTCCCTCTGCAACGTAGCATCTATAGAGTAAGTGAACCTCACCCTTATACACCGTTGCAGAGTCTTCTTTCACATAACAAGCCTTTCCTATAAGATGACACAACTCAGAAAACTCATAAGCGAGTTCCTTGTTCTGAGTAGTGTAGGTCATGCTATTCCAATGTCCATCGCCATCCATCAATGCCTTGAAAAGAACCTGCATCTGCCTTAAACTGAAATTACGCCAATAACTCGGCATAGAGTGACAACCTCTATCAAGGAGAGTATCAAAGTAGTCATTGTCCTTTTTATGGAACTGCCAGAATCTCACGCCGTTTTTCTTGTCACATACATAAGGTTCAAGAGAAAGTTCCTTGAAGATACCTGCTAACTCCTCGCACTTCTTTGGGTAAACCTTCATAGATTGCCCAATACTATACCTATAATAATTGGGGTACTTCTTATACCTTCCAATCCACGCCTCAGTAATGAACCACCCAAGAAGTTTTACCTCTGCATCAGAAATCGGGTAATCTTCGTTCTTCACAGACACACTTACTGGGAATCGACTATTTAAGCCTCGGTTAATTACATTCTCAGCAAATTCAGTAGTCTTGCAGAAATAACTCTTTCCACTACTTGAAGTCCTACGTTCATAAAGAACTCTATGATGTGGAGAAACCAACTGCTCAAAATGTTCCCCATTAAAGTGAATCATATCACCCTTGTAAGGCTTAACAATTTTTCTAAGGGGCTTCATGTAAGACATTGAGTAATCGTCTGGGTTTACTGATGCTACTAAGTCATCCTTAGTAAGTTCGTCAATTCCTTTGAATCCCTCAATAGTAAGAACTTCAGTATCTTTACTTAGGCAACTATCGACGAAGTCATCAAAGTACCCCTCGGATTTCTCACAAACCATATAAGGGCCATTGAAATACTTCTGGCAGTTTTTCATCTGCTCCTCGAATTTAGAGAACTCGGTTGTAGAACGGACTTTCTTGTTTGCGGGAACAATCAAATGTCTTGTTGATATTTCCGAAGTAAAGTTGAACCACATATCCGACTTACTCTGCGCCGTGAAAGTATATGGTACGATATTCACGTACTCTCCACAAGCATACATCAGTCGGTCAACAACTGCCTTTCCCACACCCGTATAGTCAGCATAGAGAGTAGCCACATTAAATTCCACGATGCAATCCATGATAACATGATGCTGGGCCTCATAGTCAAGACCACCGAGAGCAACCCACGCAAGAATCTGCTTGTAGGGTTTACCAAACTCTTCCTCATCGGGAATAACACGTCCAATAGTCATAACCGTCTCTGCTGGAGACTTACCAATGTCAAGACCTGCTACAATATAGTCATTGATTCCGGGTTCCTGATAACCAAGTTTCTTATTGCAGATATTGATAAAGTCCTTATCCGTAATAAGCATACCTGTCTCCAAGTCCCAAATAAGAGCATACGCAAGTTTGAACGCCTGAGAATCCTCACCCCAACGAGCCTTTTTACGCATTACGTCCGCCTCATAGTTAAGGTGGAATCTCTTATGGTCAATTTCATATTGGGCGCGTCTATCCTTGATGATACGCTTGTAGTCGTACTCGAAATGATTTCTTATACGAATGTCCTTGATTTTTCGGTCAAGGTTTCTATTGTGTTGAATCTCATACCAAAAATGGTTCTTGAACATACCTGTAGTACCCACTTTCACGATACTACCACCTGTTGCAGAAACCATTGGCTCGATAGATTTACTTACAATAAGGTCATCTACATCCTGAGCCTCTTCAACGATTACAAGGTCATAAGTCTTTGACTCGATTTTTGACTGCTTACTTGCTACCTGACCTGCAAGATAACTACCATTAGTAAGTTCAAGACGAACTGAACTCGTAAGCTCCACGTTAATGTCTGGGTCTGACAGCACCATTTCTGCATTTGCCGAATTTAGGCGCGTCATTGAACGTGAATAGGTGGTAGTTACCTGGTCGCTCTGTGGAGCAAACAAACCTACACGAAAACCACTCTTGAACTGCTCAAGATCGGGAATAATCTGTGCAAGTGCCGGCAGAAGAACACATAGCGTATCAATAACAAAAGCGATAGTCTCAGATTTACCACTCTGACGTGAGAACAACATTGTCTTCACATCACCTGAGAAAGTAATTACTGAGTATATAATAGCGTAAGCGGCCTCCACCTGATAAGGATAGAGGTCAACTCCTGTAAGCACTTTACCGAAGTCAAGTATCTTACTGGCTATATCATGGGCATCAAAGGCTATGCCCTTTCCACTAAACGCCCCTTCAAGTTCCTCGCTATCAATTGTGGAACCTTCGGCTGGAAAGACATAACCTTCTTCCTTTGGTATAGTTCTGTTCTTACGCTTTGGCATCTTCCCTTACATCGTAGTTTACAACTCCCATTTTCTTAGCCCATTCAGTAAGCATGGAATCTACACCGTCTGAGGCTTCATAGTCAGCACCGTCAACATCAACCCAACAATTAGGAGTCTCATACAGGCGCACGTTCTCAAGAACAACATCTGTACCGAAACTCTCACGGAAGATGAAGTCGATACAATAGAAAATCTCCGAGGCCAAGTTCTCAGCAGACGGATTGGTATCATCTACATCACCAAGGCCCATAACATACAACCGCCAACCGTTCTTCTTGCAGAAAGCAATGAGTTCCTCATCCAGCGGATTCAGAATTGTGGCATGGTCGAATGACTCGTCAAGCCAAGTACCTGCAAGGCGCTTGATTTCCTTAAAGTCAATTGCATAGCCAAGTGCTGTTACTTCTGAATAACGAAAAGTAAGCTCTACATGGAACCTATGTCCGTGCAGATTAAAACACTTCATCTTTTCATTCATCACTCGATGCGCTGCATCAAAGTCGAAGATTCTTGTTAGTTTACCCATAATTGCTACGATTTTTTATTGTTCCTAATAATTCTACGAATATACATATACCTTGGCTCGATAATGTCCTTTAAGTACCGTCCCTTACTTTCAGCTCTTACGAACTCCACCCAAATGTTTGGGGGAACTTTAAGATAGATGTACTCCCATAGAGGTCTCTTGATAAACACTATCTTTAATTCCCTCCTCTGGCGGTCATAGTCCGCTGTTGATATGTTAGAGGACACTATCTTCATCGTTTAAGCGCAATAAAAGGCGGCACCGAACTTAGTCGATGTCGCCGCAAAGATAAACAAATATTTTCAAACTACAAAACAAAAAGAATTAAATCTGCATTTTATTCACCTTTTTGCCCCTCAGAAAGCACGTATTTATAACTTCTTGTAACTATTACGCTCCTTTTTAGTTCTCCAAGTCCCAACCATTTTGCAAGACCTGAGATAACCTCAAAGTTCACTGAACCTGAATCATAGAGATAACAACGAATCTTACGACCGCCGAATTTCTCTGAATCCTTGTGGTGCATGAACTTGGCTATACTGCCGTACTTCTTTTCAAGTTCACTTCTTATGGAAGCTCGAACATCATTGATGCTCACCTCGGCTCCATTACTGTTTTTACGTTTTGCCATATCAATCTTTGTTTTTTGATTTTTCCTTCTTACGTCTCAGTCTCTCGTCACGCTTACGAATCCATTCATCATTACGCTTCTTCCATGTGGGGCAAAGTTCCTCTTTCAGTGGAGCTGCATAACGTGCATAAAAGAATCCCCACACGCCATCAGTTAATCCGTAAGGAATCTTCTTAGAGATACCGTCCCATTTGCTCCGTAAAGTTTTTACGGCTGCATCAAAATGCCGGTCACTGTCTTTTACACCATAGCTGTCATAAGCAGCCAGCAGTTCATCGGACATAATCTGGAAGAAAACGTCCTGATTCTTTTTGTTGAACCCCTTAGAGAGATTCGCTTGTTCAATGATTTCTTTTGGTTTCATATCTTACTCATAATTATAGTTCTTATTATCTTTCATTTCATCAAACGATAACTTGTACCCATTATGTTCAAAAATATACTTCCACCAATCTTTATTAGATATGGTATCTGTGTCATTAATTCCCCAAGAGTACCAACCACCTGACTTCTGCACAAATTGCTCGAAGGCATCTTTGTCGGGATGGTAAACAAACTTATTGATTGGATAGTAGCCATTCTGTTGCCATTTCTTAGCATAGAACGTTTTCTTACCACTCAACGCTTCATCAACTGAAATCGGTTTATTCATACCTTGATAGTTATTATCGTGTCTGCATTGAGCCTACCTGAATATTCAACGACTCCCATCTTCCTGCCCATACGCATAAGCATTTCTACTATCTGCAAATATGGAGTCCATGTTTCGCCGTCTTTCCTGAGATTGCACACCTGCAAAGGTGCCTTACCATCCTGAGTCTGTACCTGTTGGAGCATACTCACAATATTTTCCCTGTTCTCCTCAAAGGGGAGTTTCTTGATACCAAGGTCTTCCCCAATAGAACAAATCACACAAGCCTGATAAACACGCTCTACGTTAAAACTCCTAAGCTCCATCTTTACGAATGAATTTCTTTGTGTCAATACAATTCTTCATATCCGAAGGAGTCGGATTCTCAGTAAAACGCTCGCAGAGATTCTTAATCCTGCAATTAAAACCTTCACACTGTCTCATACCAATACTTTATCTTCATAGTTTACATTTACTCCGTTTTGACAGAACATCCAATGACAATCGCACGTCCTGTAACCTAACTTCGAGAGATACTCCTCGTCAATATCTGCATTGCTGTCCACATTGTAAATATCAACGTCACCCGTAACGTAGTTCATCACTACCAACTGTTCCTTGGGCTTGCTTTCATTCAAGAGAACACCCCACTTATCAACCCTACTAATTGGCATCCTGTATTGTTTGCCCTTTCCCCTTGACCAAATATCTTCAAGGATGTACTCTGGGTCTTTGTTCATCTTTGGTATATCCACCTGAACCACCCGATATTTTACAAAGGGATTCTTCTCACTATAGATCTCATCCCCGACATTAAATTTTGCCATACCTTACTCTCCTTTTAGTTTCTTTAATTGCTCATGTAATGTTCTGAGGTCGAATGACCAGTCTTCTCCGCAGTTCTTTGCAAGACTTAGAGCTTCAGCAAGCGCAGTCATCTGGTCCTCACTTGGCTTCCACTTCTTCTGTGGGCCAATGGATTTGAGCCAATATTCTATTTCTTCTGTTGATACATCAAGTTTTCCAGAGTTATTTACGCATTTAATTGCCTGCCCCAACATATAAGAATCCTCTTCGCTCCAAGCAGACTTCTGCTCACCTTGCTTTTCAAGTTCGTGCTTTGTATCACATACACCTTTGAGATAAGCATCGTCAACATCTTTCTTGGTAAAAGTTTGACCTTGCTTTTCAAGCCAAGCAATCCATTGAGGTACATTGTGATACTTGGGGTCTTTTGAAAAATTTTCATACTTATATTGCAGGATTGCTATAATCTCTTTCCTTATCCTCTCATCATCTGACTCTGCAAGTTCGGGAAAGATACCTTGTAAGCGCAGCTGCAATCTTGACATCTTTATAGAATCTTCTCCACTACTCAATATTTCTTGAAGACCCTCAAGAGCCATTTCGTATTTTTCTTTATAGTCCATAATTATAGTATTTTAAATTTATTATAATCAAGAATATAGAATGTCTTATATTGAAAAGACGTTATTTAATCTATTAAGAACACTAAAGTACGGAGCGAACAACTTCTTAAACTCCTCCGACATTTTCTTAGTCTCTACATACTCCTTAATTGCAGAACTCCTCTCGTCATCTGGCATATTAACAAACTCCATCAGCCGTTCTATCCATTCCTTCTGGACCTGTAACTGCTCCTTTAGCTTCTCATTTTCATGGGAAACCTTATAGCAAGATTCATTAGCTGCATTGATCTGAACTCTGAGGCTCTTGTTTTCTTCACGAAGCCTCTCAAGTTCTATGTTATGTTTACGTGCAAACTCCTTACGAGCTTCTTCACGTATTGCTTTTGCATTTATCTTTGACATACCTTATTTATATCTAATTCCATAATCTATGTTCCCACATTAATACTGCTCCTAAACCAAACACTACAGCTCCGATAAATATGAAAGTTGCAGCCGAATACAAAGTATTCTTCTTAGCTCTCCACCCATTAGTATCAATGTAAACCGCCCAAGTCCAAAGGATAGCACCTATAATATAGGCAAATAGCAATATCCAATAAATAATTCTAATGATTTCTTTTAGTTCCATACCTTTTTATTTTAGTAGGGTGGGGCCGAAGCCCCATACCCTTATTTGTTTTCAGTTTTCTCTTCCTTAATTGGGGCCTTAATCCATTTATCAGTTTTCAAAAGACCCACTTCCTTACCAACCTCAATTCCCTGATGAACCTTGGCAATTGTTCTACGTCTCAATTCACCATCTACCATAAGCAATATTACATCACCTACCTTGAGGTCTGCCTCATAGAGTAAGTCCTGTGGTGCAACAAGTCCGCAAGCATCGAACACACAAGTTATGACCTGAGCATTGTGAGCTGAATTGATTACACCGCGCTTTTTGTACTCCTCCTTCCAATCTACTACAATGGGATTCTCAATGAGTTCTCTATCAGTGATTTCTCCCCTTGAGTATTTCATTATCTGTGACATGGCTCTTGGCTCATAGTGGAGAAGATAATCGAGTAGGAACGGAACTGCATCTACCCTCTTATCATCAACCTCAAGCTGATTACCAATAAGGTATCCGACCTTATGGAACAGCGGGAGCATCGAACCCTTGAATGAACTCCTGTGATTTTTCTCCTCAATAACAAATGTCTCCTCAGTAGTCACACGCTCCAATTCCTTTAAGAATTTAGCATAGCGAATCTCCTTCTTCTTCCATTTTGTAAGGAGTGAGTTGGCTTGTCTTCTCCAACGCTTGAAAGGAATCATCTTGGGGAACTGCTGTGGGTCGAATTGTGGGTCAACCTTTTCACGGATGTCCTGAATCTTCTTGAGAACCTCATTACGGAATTTCTCGAAGTCCTCAGCAGTTGGTTCCTCCAGCATTCTCTCACGTTCAGCAGCCATAGCATCATGCTCTTCCTTTCTTCTACGTAAGAACTCCTTACCACGTTCAATAGCCTCCCTCTCTTCTTCGGGTGTAGTAACAATGACCGGCTTCTTGAACCATTCTCCCAATTCTTTTGGAGTAGGGATGCCCTCAAATGGTGTCTCAACGATTTCACCCTTCTTACGGATGTCCTCCACCGTAAATCCTGTTTCAATAGATAAGGATATTCTGAAGTCACGAAAAGTAATCTTGCCCTTCTTGAATTTGATGTCCTCACCTGCAAACATATCTTTCAGATAGTTATAGTAGGTCTTGAGGCTCATTTCTGGAATGTCAAGGTCTTCAAGGTTCAACTCCTTAAAGGAATTATACACGCGCTTGCAAGTCTTCTTGACCGTATCAATAGAGTACATATTTCCTTCCTTATCCTGACCATATTCAGTAGGAGTCTCTTCCTTCTTAGGTCTGCCAACCTTTTTCTTTTCAGCAGGGGCCTCAGATGCTGGTGCATCAGCAGGAGTCTCCTCTTTAGGTTCAGCCTTTACCTTCTTGATGCCTAATATGCCCTTGATGTAGTCAAGCATATCGTTCTCCTTGGCTTCTTTAAGTTGTGCAATCACTTCGAGCTTACCACCGAACTTATCAACGATTTTCTCGATTGTACCCTTCTCCTTTGCAGCATCTGGAGTCTTAGCATACCTACCACGCTGCATTTTCACTGTCTGTATGAATTTCTTGAGTTCCATAACCTTAGATATTTACATTGTTAAACGCCTTGAGTAATGCTCCGCTGTTAAGAGGAAGCTGCAAGTCAGCGGACAACTTGCGCATTTCATCTACGTGCTCCATAAATGGTGAATGATAGTAGGCATCTGCGAGTGTCTCCAATGAAATGTCGTGAGACTTCTTGGCATACTTGATGTCACCTTGTTTACGTACTACGAGACCTTTCTTTACAAGGTACTCCATTACTCTCTCAACATTAACCCAAGCACTACGCTTGAAATAACTGGCTGGAACAATAAGTCCCATACGAACTGTGTTTTGTACTTCTGCTTTTTTCATCTTTGTGGGATTTTAAATTACTATAAATGTTTTCTAATAATGCTTATTGATGCTTCAACATCGTTGTTCTTGATAAGTGACTCGTAGAGAGAATTGGATAAGTCCTGTGCTTCACGTGGAACCTTCTTTAATCCATCAATATAACTATCATAGTACTTGCCGCATAAGTCATAGAACTTCTCCAAGTTAGTTGCGCTTTCATATCGACAGCTGATGTAATCGTTTACGTTATCACACGTCTCTTCAGCTATTTGGGTAATTGCGTCTGACTCTACATCAGTGACAAACCAAACATAGAAGTTCTCAGCTGTGGGCATCTTGACCTCCTCACCCGTTTTGAATGAACCCGGAGCAGCCTTGATACGTCTGCCCTCTCCATACACAGAGCAGATATAAGGATATTTCCTGTTCTTCTTTGAGTATTCCTCAACACATACAAGGCCCGATGTCCTGAACCTCCAAACACTTCCAATAAAATGTGGTGTCGAGTAGGAAATGTCGTCTCTCTTTGCAGCCCAATCAGCATCTATGTTTGTGGACTTACTGATGAATCGACTACCGTCTGCCTCCAAGAGTTTACCTGAGATTTTGAGAGTGAAGCTGTCAGCAGTAAACTTACCGCCCGCCATTGACATCTGGATGCCTTCCTCTTTTGCAAGTTCATTGAGAAGAGCTTGAATCTTGTCAGACACCTCCATTACACGAGCTTTATTGAAACCTTCCATAATATCAGTTCTTCATTACCTTGTTATATAACCTAATCAGAGACCCATAAGTAAGATAGGTAATAAGTAGGCACCCATTCTGTGCATCGACCAACTCTGGAACAATGTAAGGAAAGTGAGTACTGCTGCGAAGATGCTTCGCCCTAAAGATTTCTCCGTCTGTTGTACGAACTGTTATCTCAGCAGGAATGTCTCTCAAGGAGTAGTCTGCAACCTTTGTGATTGGGTCGAGCATTGCACTACGTTCACTCATGTTCCTTTTTCCTTGGTGGGAACGAAGCTGTCTAACAGCCTCGTTTCCCTTTAGATGTTTCTCGTACATACTACTTAAGCATTTCTTTAAGTTCAGCCTTGATGCGTCTTGCATCAGCACCTCTCCACGTAGTAGCGTTGCACAAGAAGTAAGGAACTATGTCCTTTGCGGTCTCAAGCAAGTAGGGAGCGTTCTTGTCCGAAGAATCAATCTCCATCATTGCGTCAATGTAAGGAACTGCACCAAAGTAGGGCTTTGCCCAAACCTTCTTAATCTCTCTCGCAATTTCTGCGAATGTTCTTTTTGTTGCCATAATTCTGTGGGATTAAATGTTATTGATTTTTCCGTCGAAGTAACAAGATCTCTTCGGGAATATAGTTACGAAACCTAATGTAGATAGGATATTGATAGCCTCAGTCACAACCTTGTAGGAAAACCTAAAGTGGGAAGCCTCAATTGTGAACTGACCATCCTCTCCGTAGAACTCTGCATCCTTCTTGAGAGTTTCAAGCACCTCTCGCTGAATGTCAGTAAGGTCACACTCAATAGGCTTGTACTCCATGCCTCTTGTCATACCGATGAACTTCCAATTGTTCTTTAGAATAACGTCTGTGATGTACTCTGTGGCACCCTTGAGTCCGTTCAGTTCAACAGTCGTGGGTTCCAAGCCTCTAACGAATGTTACATAAACGCTGCAATTGTTCTTGTTTGTCTTCATTTTCTTGTGGGATTTAATCTTGAGCACCTCTTGCTGGGTGTTCTTCAGCACCATCTTTCAATGGATATACAAAGATAGTTATTTCTTTTGAAATAACCAAATATTCTTGAAAGATTTAGTTATTTTTAACAAAGTAACAATATTTAGTTAATTTTTATTAAAGTAACAATTTTGGCTATTTTTCTATGAAGTACTCTATTGCCGAATGAACAAGGATATAATGGGTCTTGGTCTGACACGATTGAACCCCATAAGGATTATAGAAGTCCAGCATCAGCTCATTATATAGCCTTGGTAGCTCACATTTAACCTTACTAACCAGTTCCTGATAGTCAATTGGGTAATTGTCCTTCATCAGCTCCTCCCACTCACTCAAAGAGACATCCGAACAATTGCAAACGTACCTCATAACTTCTGATAGTAAGGTGAATCGAAGTAACCATCCTTAAACCTATTAGGTCCTACCTGCGAGAGAATATCATCCATGTCAAACGGGTAATCATAACTGCTGAACTTTATAAGCCCCGATGTAAGTCCGGGATAATGTGTGCTGTAAACATACCACTGATAAGGAACTTCCTTGAACCCGAACAATACACATTCATTACCGCGAATCGCATACACGAACTCCGTAGTCTTGCAATCATACCTGTCCTTGGCACAATAGCAAGTGAATCCCTGCTTCTTAACCTCCTCAGCGACCTCCATAAGCACGAAATGGTTATTGTGAAGCCTTGCCCCATACGCGGGGAAATAATCATTAATGTTATGGGTCTTCAGATACTCCTCCATTTCAGCCTGAGCCTTGGGTGTGGGAATACCGAACCATACATCAATGCCTTTTTCATCATACTTGATAGGGCCTTTATGGTCAAACCCTAACACGTAACTCTCACCTGCCCTGTCTGTGTATAGACGACCCAGCAGTTTCCCGTCTGTGTCATAGACATCGCCGTTCCTAAGAATAACTGGTTTGTCACAAAAAGAATAATTCGTCTTCATATTACTTAACTTGTATAAAATAGTGAATACCTTTACCTCTCTCGCTGTCGCAGTTATAGACCCTGAAATGATTGCAAGCGTTATCAAATGGGTCTATTGCCGATGTAACAATATTGTGCTCCCAAGATTCCTTGCTGATTGGGATCGGGGACTGCCAAGGATTATCGAACCGCGTCTTTGACGGATGAAAATACACCGTGTGACCTTCATTAAACATCTTACGCGCCATGTGAGCGCCTACCTGCTTCATCATACATCCAAACGTGTTGGAGTAGAACTCTTCAAAATGCTGTGCCATTATTTTAAATTGTATTTCTTAGAAAAATAGGTTACGACTTCTGGAATATACTTCTTGTAGTAGGGTTGGTTGTCTTTACACCACTCCTTCAGTTCCTGCTTAGTGGAAAGAGGCTTGCGCCAACTGTTCCCACTCATTATAGTTTCGAGCTGTGGCTCCAATTCATTGATGAAATCCTGAACTGTCCAGCCCTCCCAAATCATTCTACTTGTACCCATAACTCTTAAATTTTTCTATGATTAAATTCTTAATAGATTCCTGCTCACTATTGGGCAAATCAGATAGGTATCCTATGCAAGCATACCCGCTATGCTCATTAGATAGAAGTCTGACACCTCCGCGAGAGGACTCCACAGCATATATGAGCTTTCCGCCATAAGAGATATTAAGACTCCATGTCTTTATAAGGAACTGCATATCCTCATGGCATAAACCTTTATGCTTGTTTCCCTTTAAGAAACCCTCGATAAATGCCCTGTGGCAAACGTCCCACACATCAGGCGGACACGCCTTTGAAAACTTACACTTCTGACAAGCACGGCTCCTGCCGTTCTGTCTCTTAGCCTCATCTAACAAATTCATTGTAGTTTACTTCTTAAATCCTTAATTCTTTCAAAAAATCCCTTTGTATGTGGAGTGCTCTCTATTCCAAGATAGTACCTGTCATAATGGTGCATGAACTCATGTAGAATAGTAATGGCCATGACCTTTATTGACACCGTGTACTCTTTAACCGCCGTAATGTTATACACCTTGACGGTCTTACTCTTGAAATAATAGAACGCCTCAAAAGTTCTCCCATTGCGTCTGAGCTGTGGTTCATCAACAATACGTATCCGCATCGGCGGTAAGTCATATTTGTCACAAAGGTAGTCCAAGAGTGCCTGCGCACGCTTTTGTCTTGGCAAGGACTTCTCATTACAACGCAGGAAACTCCTGAACTCCTTGTGTGACAATCTTGTATAATGAACCTCGGTTATCTCAGAGCTGATGTCAAAGTCTGACACCGCTTTCCTCCTTGGCATTATCCCCAGACTATATAGTTGAGCTTATTGACTATCGGCTGCCACCACTCAAAGAATGGGAACATGATGTACCTGATAACCAAGTAAGCGTTAAACACGAACCAAAATATTCTCCACCACCTTCTGTACGGCTGCTTGAGGACCTTACGACCGAACTTTCCATTAAAGAAGTTCCATGTGGCTTCTACCGCTTTTTCAATCTTATACATATTACCTATAATTATATTCGACATTCCATTTCTCATATTTGTAAACAAGCGGGCAATGCTGTGCCACCGCGCTGTCAATGTCAGCCTTGGTTGGGACCTTATACATAGTCTCGTTGATTATCTTGAGGCCCGTAGGTTTCACCTTGAGTGTCCTGCGAAATTCACCATGAACCATTACATCAATAGAAACAATCTCCCTCGGCTTCTCATCCTTTGCCGGCACATAGAAGTCACTGAACGTGCATTTAACCGTATCCTCAGTTCTTCCCTTGCAATGCTTGCAGAAGAAACACGCATGGCTCCCGACAAGAAGTCCGCGTCTGTAAGGACAGTGTGTTACGAACTTAGCTGTGATATTAACCCAGACTCTTTTATAAATGATGCTTTCCATATTATGCCCTCCTTGCTTTACGTTTAAGAACCTCATACTGACCTTTGATGAAACGGATAAAGTATTTACCCTTGGACTCCGCTTTCTTGAACCGTGATACCTTCTGCCTGGTCACTCCATAGTAGTAATAATAGGTAGAATGAATCTCAAGTCTTAGACACTGCTTGTCCTCATTGTACGCTGCACTCATTATGAATGAGCTGTGCATGATAATCTCTTCCATCATAGTGCATCATTTATTTCGGTTAGCCACTCGGACGCTGCTGCACCATACTCGGCGAACAATGTGTCCCTAATTTCTCTCAGATGGTCTTTCTGCTGTTCAGAAAGGAAACCTCTATCATGCTTCAAGTTCAGATAGAAGTCTGCCTGGTCGGTAAGACCTTGGAATCTTTTATCGTTTACCATGTTGTTTAATGATAGGGCGAGCCTCTGCAAACTCATCCCATAAATAAGAATCTATATAACTCGTCTTGCAGACAGACGCTGTATTGTTCAAATGCTCCGATACGTACTCGGCTATCTCCTTTACCTCCTTGTTGTACTCACTCTTGGTAGTTGGATTCTCACGGTCCAAGATTTCCTCCATCATTTCATAGGCGTACATATTAGCCCTCATGGTTCGGAAGTCCTTGGGAGTGAAGCTGCGGCCCACATACCTCTTAATGAACTTCGTAAGCTGGTAAGCAGTGATGTCGAATAGTGTATCACCATTATATACTTTAAGGTACGCGCGTATCTGCTTAGCCAAATCCCCTGTCACCTCGAAAGTATTGTCAACGTGCTTCTTGCCAAGGAAGAAGAACAAGACTCTACGGCCCTTAACCTGTACGTGTTGCCTTGTAATGGTTGTGAGTCCGTAGGTCTGCACGAACTTCGGTTCCTCCTTTGAGTAAGGATGCGGCTTGGTCATATACCCCTCTGCACTACCTTCGTTACCGATGCGGATACCTGTGTTCATCATCATCTTCAATGCAAGTGCGAGTCGTGCATTCTCAGTAACAAAGCCTCCACGAGAAATCATCCCGTCCAATTTGTCAGATAGCTGTTCAAACATACAGGCTAATTTGACAGCCCTGTTGAACTTGTCAGAGTAGTTGGCTTTCGCTGAACGGCAGAAACCATACTCCTGTCCGAATATCTCAACCATTGTTCTCATTTCAATCCGGGTTCGTTGTTGTGCAACCATTCATTAACACTTGCTATCACCTCAGAGATTCTTGTCGATACACAACGGTCTTCCTCCCAACCACCGAAAGCATATTCATTCGTCTCCATGTAAACAGCGATATATTGATAAGTGTAGTAGTCTGACATTTCACCGTTATCACCCTGACGCTTCTTGCCTACACGGAACATTTCATGCTGCTCAAGCCATTCAAAAGCAATGTGGTTCTTCTTGAGCTTGTTCTCGATAATGGAAACCTTACGATTGAATTTCTTCTCGTAACTACTGATGTCGGGAATCTCATAAGGTTCATCCGTTACATACGCAGGGTCGTATGGTTCGAGGTTTTCCAATTCCTTTTCATACTCACCCTTTTCATGTGCAATGGAAATCAGTTGCTCGTTGGTAACTGTGTCCATGTCATAAATACTAAATCTTGTCCTTGCCATAATTCTAATGCTTTAAGTGAAACATTCAATTTGTAATACAAAGATAGTTATTTCTTTTGAAATAACCAAATATTTCCACAAGAATCTTACACAATTTAGTTATTTTTAACACAATAACAATATCATGGTAGTTATTTAATAGTTATTAACATAAAGGTAACAATATGTATATTATCGTTAAATAGTAAGGAAAGTGGGCTTTTACCTTCAATCAACGCTCAGCCAAGTATATTTTACTATATTTATATATCTATTATCTTTATTAAAATAACTAATAATATTCTTGTCCGCCAAGTACCCCAAGGTTTGTTTACTCCATGAATGTCCAGCATATTTCATTTTTTCATTAAGTAAATATACAAAATTTTTATGATACCCACAAATCACGCTCACATACCCGTATATAATAAAATGAAACTTCCAAATCACGCTTTTTACTCCATATTTGTTATTGTTATAAAGAGAAATCACACCTAATACTCTTATTTTACTCTCTTATAACTGATATACCCACCACCTAATAGAAAACACACCTTAATTTAAGGGTAGGGTCTATCATTGGAATCGAGTTATCTGCTCAGCAAGTAGTTATTTCTATAAAAATACAACACCCACATTTCTAAACTACGTTCTTACCTATGTTATGTACCCGCAGCCATGTCCATGTGCAATCCAATTTAAGGGTACCCCTATGTTGAGCAATGGGCTTATTAGTAAGAGTAACTAATCTTATCTGACTAAAATAACTAATCCGCGCTTAAAAATCCATGCCGCCCTAAATAATTCTGGAAAATAAAACGCGCAATTCTTATTAGTATGTGTCTATCTTATATAATACTAATAGCGGGAGATATATTTCCTTAGTATTATAATGTCTCTTATATGTATATACTAATAGCAATAGATAACTAAACGCGGTAAAAATTAAACTAAAGCGCTGTTTCTTAATAAAAGTAACCAAAATAACGCCATAAAATGCTTATTCCACTATTAATTTCCTTACTTTACCCATCTAAAGCTAAGAAACTAACCGTTCCACGCGCATCCGGCGGTTACCACAATACACATTTACAGTAAGTTTTGTCTATACATAGTATGTCTATTAGTATATATTGGTATATTATTAATAGTAAATACTCATTATTGGCGGGCGCTTTTGTTTCTTTTTGTGGGAGTTTCTGTGTACTTAAATATAAAACCGCATTATTTCCCCTATACGTAATGCTTGCCCTATGTATATGTTAT